GGCCATCTGCGGCAGTCACAAATCGATACGCGGTAACATCATTGACAACATCAGTCAAAGAACCAAACTTGATATCGCCAGTCATATCAATATCACCGCCAACGATCAGGTCGTTATTCACGACCAAATCTTGGTTGATAATCGCAGTATCACCAGAATCAGTAAGATTGGTCGAAACGCCTGCTAGTAGATTAGCGAGCGTAATCTTCTTTGTAGTCTGAGCCGAAACATCGTTCACTACAAAAACATCATCGTTTTGAACAATTTGTAGTTCGGTCAGTTCTGAAATTCTAATGTCTGCCATTTTCTTTCCTCAGCAATCTAGCAATATTTAGAGCGACGCACTTTCTGTGAGTGTGCCTGCAATGGACATATTACCCGACGCATCAATTTTAGCCTTTTTAACACCGTTGTATGCAAAGAACAATTCATTTGCACTTTCGTACATTTCCCAGTTATCAGTAGCAAACACACCCGTCGATAATTTTTCTCTGAACGGGTTGTATGTCAGACCAATATTCGTATTTACATTATCATTACCAGAAGTTGTGCTACCAAGATGCAGATAATATGTTGCACTATCTGTTACTGCAGTCACAGCCACATTTGCTGCATTTGTCGCACTTAGAGCAGCAACATTGGTAAGACTAGAGCCATCACCAGAAAAATTCTGCGCGCTAAGAGTAAATGTTTGAGGATCGTAAGTCAGATAAGAAGTGGTGTTTACACTGTCCATTCCAGTCTGTAAATTTCTCAACATGAGATAATGCACACCACTGGAATCATTAAGTATTTTTGCATTAACCAAAGTTGCTTGCGAATTCAACGCTTCTGCTGGAATGTTTGTCAGCCCAGAACCATCGCCGAAAATAATACCACGAACTATTAGATCGCTGTCTATTGTGGTCTCACCAGTAATTCTAAGACCCGTAGCAGAATCAATTGCGTTTGCTAGAGCATCACCAGAAGTGAGAGCAAAGGTTGCAGTCGCAGCACTATCAGCAAGAACACCAGTTAGAAGACTGCCGTCGCCTTGAAAAGAACCCGCAGTCAAAATATTCTGAACTGGATTATAAGTTAAGTCCGGGTCAGCAGTTACAACTTGAGAGCCTGTTGTAGAACTAACGAAAGTGAGAAAGAAATCTGCATTGACCGCCGAATCGTCAATGTCAACTTGCGCAGAAGATGCTGCATTAAGTGCAGACGATAGAAGATTTCCTACTGTAATTTGCTTAGTAGTATCTTCGCTTGTATCGACGACAACAACAAGATCAAGGTTATCCGGCTCTTCGTCGAGAATCGGCAAATCTGAAATTTTTACGCCAGCCATCTGTTAACCTCTTTCAATCTGTGATTTCAATTCTTTAACTTCATTCTGCAGTTCTTGAATTGCAGCAACTAATATTGGTACCATCTTGCTATAACTAACGGTCTGATACTTTGGATTTCCATTTTCGTAAACATCATCTTTTTCGCCGTTCACAAGATACGGGATTGTTTCTTGCAGTTCGTCAGCAATAACACCAATTTCTCTTGACAAAGAAGTTGCAATGTTATACTCATAAACATCAAGATTCGCAAGGGTTTCTAACGCACCAACATAAGGCTTGAGATTAGACTTTGCACGGCGATCAGACAACTCGCCGTCTACATAAGATTTGATCGCAGCAACAGTAGGGATTGAAGTATCATTGTTGTTACTTACAACACCATCTGCTTCGTCTACAATACGGTCAACTACAACATTACCAATTTTTAACTCGGTCAGAACAAGACCGTCACCAGAGTCGGTACCGTTTGTTATTGCGTTTGCGAACAGATTAGCATAAGAAATTCTTTTCGTGGTCGTTTGACTTGCGTCATTCACCACAAAATAATCGTCAGGCGCGACAGTGTTCAGTTCTCTGAGCGTTGATATTTTAATGCCTGCAATTGCCATCTTGATTCCTCAAAAAATCGTTTTAACTATTTATGCGTTTACCACAGTAATATTGACAATTCCAATTTCTGATTTACCACCCGTAGGTGATGCTCTATAAACGAAACTGTCTGTGCCTGTAAAGCCCGAATTTGGCGTGTATCTAAACAAGCCTGTATTTGTATTGATAACAGAAACAGAACCATTCGAAGGATAACCACCTGCAGCGATAGTGTATTTCACTTCGTCTGCTTCAAAGTCATCATTTGCCGCAACATTGATATCAATAAAGTTGGCTGAAGTCAGGTCAAGTGTCACTGCATCATCAACAGTATCTTTTTCTGACGGTGTGACAATCACTGCAACCGTTGCTCTAATACTTCCACCACCAGTCAAATTGGCTTGAACAACAAAAGAATCATTTCCAAACCAGTCTGCGTTTGGTGTGTATGTCCAACTGCCGGTCGAAATAATACGACCCGTTTGTGTCGTAGTGTTTTCTGTTAGTGTAGCAGTTGCTGTTCCATTTGTAGGCTGTGTCGATATCTCAAGCGAGGTAACTTCTCGTGGCGCATAGGTAATTTTGAAATTCGAATTTGTGATGGTTCGATCTTCAGAAGAAATTCCGTCTAGACCCGCAGAAGAAAATCCTTCAAGCGATACTGTAGAAAGAATACCTGTTTTGCCAGTTTCGTAGAAGTTAACATCCGCTTGCGTAATGACCGCACTAGAAGCCGCAATGTTTTTATATAGACTGACTTTCATTTCAAAATCAAGTGTGTAGATAATTGAACGCCTTGCTTCAAGCAAGCCTTCGAAGTCATCGCTGAATGTAATGCCAGTCAGCGTGATAGGTGTATCTTCTTTTGTGTCGAAGTTATCAAGTGGCTTTACTGTCACTGTATATTGCGGTGTGAAGTAAGGCAAAATCTGCTCTACAATCTGCAGTGCATCGTCCTGTGCTTTTGCATACACATTCAACTGAAAACTAATTGTGTAGGGAACTGGTGCATAGACTTCTTGACCTCTATCGTTTAGATCATCAGGAAAGGTTACACACTTATTCATCTTAGGCAATTGACGAACCGCATCGTAATTCATCGAAGTAATTTCAAATGACATACGAGGCAGTTTGATTGCTATTTGACGCTCAGCCTCTTCACCGTCGCGCATGGCATCGATTCTAGCCAGAAAGTCTCTTCTAGGCGCATAAGACAAAGGCACCTTGACCTGGCTGATTACATCACCTGCTGCGTCAGTACGCACAACATTAATGTTATTAAACAGCGAACCAAAAACAGCCACTGCTTTGCGTACTCTTTGATGATAAAAATATGAGCCAAACATTATATTGGATCCCCAAATGGATTGCGCTCGGTAAAGTCTAGAATACCCGTTGCTTCTGTATCGAATGCATCGTTCTGCTGACCTTCTTGCAAGTCTTCTTCGCCCACGGCCTTTGGCTTACCGCCAATACCACTTGCATTTTCGATTCGATAAAGTGTGCTAAAAGTATGTACTTCGCCATCATCAGCACCTTCGTGCGCGACCCACACTTTGTAGTTAGAAGAATCTGCTGCATCAATCTTGACAACATCACCAGTAATGGTAAATCCATTTGGATTGACCTGTGTCAGCGTATCGCCAATCTCAAATTTACCAGTTGTCTGTGCTAGATCAAAGGTGAGAAGTTTCTGATATGCGTGATAAGTTTCGATATCATCAAGTTCAAGACCTGTATCAAAGTCTTCGTCATTGTACTCAAACATTTCTGCGCGAATACGAAAGACTGGCAAGTCTTTGAGTTGATAGAAAGGATTCTCGGTTTCTACCTTTGTGATTTCGAAAAATGTTTTTGAAAGAGTAAGGTAGATTAGATCACCTTCGCGAGGTCTATACAGTTGCGAAGTATCAGTGTTTTCATAGTACTGAATGGCGCTATTCCAGCGACGGCGAGCAACAATAAAAGTCGCTGCATCGCGAATCTCTACGCCAAACTTTGTGAAAAGATCCCCTTCCCCATCAAAGCCTTCGGTGTTTTCAATGTACATTTCAATACGATATGCATTGTCAAACCGAGAAGTCGCATCATCGTCAAAGATTGTATCGCGCTTGACTATTTCACGAGGCAAATAATAAACATCTTGCCCATAGATTTTCATCGACTCTATTATAATATCTTCATAAAGTCGCTGTTCTGCTGAAGTGCCCTGAGTGAAATATCGATTGATTGCCATGTTAACCCACGAAGAAGTCTACTGGTAACTCTTGCTCGGTTCTCAGTTTCTCTTCTAACCTTTCAATGTCAGCAGTTGCGTCTTCGAAGATTTGTCTACCGTTTAGTGTAACACCACCAGGTAATTGCATCCCTTCAAACTTACTAAGGTTTGCACCCCATTGCTGCTTGATTAGCGCAGTGGTGTAGTCTTTGATGAACATGTCATTATAGATGCTGGTGTGTGTATCTGGATCAATCGTTTGAAAAACTTCTGCTACAAGATAGTCGCCTGCTTGCAGGTCTTTGTCTTCGAAGTCGCCCCAAATGTATAGGCGATTTTGACGACGCGAGAACTTCACAGTAGGATGTCCGTGGAGTTGTAAATCAATCATGCTCAGATACTGCTCCATCTGATACAGATAGGCAAGATCGCCAGCAAAGTTGATAAAGTCACCCATGTTATTCAAAAACATTTGATAACGAATGTCAAAGAGATTGCCAGACGAACCAAATGTAGAAGAGAACGGGAATACTTTCGAAACAAAAAG